TTCGACAGTGGATACAAATATATGTACGACAGATATAATGACACATACAGATTTGTGCCATTAAACGGTGACATTGCAGGTCTATCAGCGAGAACTGACTTAATCGCAGACGCATGGTACTCACCAGCTGGTTTAAACCGAGGTGTTATTAGAGGTGCAGTTAAACTTGCATACAACCCTAATAAGACACAAAGAGATGACTTGTACAGAGCAAGAGTTAATCCTGTTGCTACTTTCCCAGGTCAAGGAACTGTGTTATTCGGTGACAAAACTGGTCTATCAGCACCATCAGCGTTTGATAGAATAAATGTTAGAAGACTTTTCATCACTTTAGAGAAGGCGATTGCAACAGCTTCTAAATTCCAATTGTTTGAATTCAATGATGAATTTACAAGAGCGAACTTTAGAAACATTGTAGAGCCATTCCTTAGAGAGGTACAAGGTCGAAGAGGTATCACAGACTTCTTAGTAGTGTGTGATGAAACAAACAACACAGGCGAAGTAATTGACCGTAATGAGTTTGTAGCAGAAATCTTTGTGAAACCTGCTAGAAGCATTAACTTCATTACACTTCAATTTATCGCAACTAGAACTGGCGTCAGCTTTGACGAAGTAGCTGGTGGTTAATAAAGGAGAATAAAACATGCCAAACATTAACGACTTTAAAGCTAAACTTGCAGGCGGCGGCGCTAGAGCCAATCAGTTTAAGGTAACTATGCCTTTTCCTGGTTACGCACAAGTTGGCGGAGAAATTGAAGACTTAGCGTTCTTATGTAGAGCAACATCATTACCAGGTATGACTGTACCTAGTTTTAATGTACCTTTTAGAGGTCGTTCTATTAAGATTGCTGGTGATAGAACAATCGAAGATTGGTCAATTACTGTACTAAACGATACAGATTTCAAACTAAGAAATGCGTTTGAAAGATGGTCGAATGGTATTAACAACATGACTGATAACGAAGGATTAACAAATCCTGCTGATTATCAAGTTGATGCGTTTGTTGACCAGTTAGATAGGAACGGTGCAACTATTAAGTCATACACTTTAAGAGGTGTATTTCCTACTACAATTGCTCCGATTGAATTGACATATGACGAAGCAACAGCGATTGAAGAATTTGCTGTTACTTTTGCATACCAATACTTTGAAACAAATACTACTACCTAAAAAGTAGATAAATAGTATTACATTAAAGTAATAAAAAGGAAACAATATTATGGCTGAATTATTTGGATTTTCTATCAAACGAGTAAAAGATACTCAGGATCCAAAGCAAAGCTTCACAGCACCACAGGCGGATGATGGTACACAAACCATCGCCGCCGGTGGTTATTTTGGGCAATACCTTGATATGGAAGGTAATGCCAAAACCGAAGCAGACTTAATCCGAAGATATAGAGAAATCGCATTACATCCAGAATGTGATATGGCAATCGAAGACATTATTAACGAAGCAGTTGTTAGTAATGAACTTAAAGATTCCGTAAAACTAAATCTGGAAAATTTACCTTATGGTAAAGAAGTAAGAAGAAAGATTGAAGACGAATTTAAAGAAGTATTGAGATTAATGAATTTCAATACCAGAGGGCACGACATTTTTAGAAGATGGTATGTTGATGGCCGAGTTTACTATCATAAGATTATTGATAGAAATTCACCAGTAAAAGGTATCACAGAACTTAGATACATTGACCCTCGTAAAATCAAAAAGATTAGAGAATTAAGAAAAAGAAGACCAGACGGAGTGGCAGTACCAGTTGGTGCTGGTATGGCTGATGAGTTTGAAGAATACTTTTTATTTAATGAAAAAGGTGTTACTAACTCAACTACTGCTGGTATTAAGATTGCCGTTGACGCAATTGCATTTACACCATCTGGTTTAATTGACCAGAACAAAAATATGGTGTTGTCTTATTTACATAAGGCAATTAAACCTGTCAATCAGTTAAGAATGATTGAAGATGCAACTGTTATTTACAGAATTGCAAGGGCACCAGAAAGAAGAATTTTTAAGATTGATGTAGGTAATTTACCTAAAGTTAAGGCTGAACAATATCTTAGAGATGTTATGGCCAAGTATCGTAACAAATTAGTTTATGATGCAAACACTGGTGAAATTAGAGATGACAGAAACTATATGTCTATGCTTGAGGACTTTTGGTTACCAAGTAGAGAAGGTGGTAGAGGTACTGACATTACTACATTACCAGGCGGTCAAAACTTAGGTGAGATTGCAGACATTGAATACTTTAGAGCAAAACTTTATCGTTCTCTAAATGTACCAGTAAGTAGATTAGAAGGTTCACAAGGTTTCAATCTTGGCCGTTCTACTGAAATTACAAGAGATGAATTAAAGTTTACTAAATTTGTTCAAAGATTAAGAAAGAAATTTACTGAGTTATTTAATGACATTTTAAGAACTCAATTAGTCTTAAAGAAAGTTATCTCAGATGACGATTGGCATATTGTTAGAGATAGTATGATGTATGATTTCTTACAAGACGGACATTTTGCTGAACTAAAAGAAAGTGAAATGTTACTTGAAAGAATACGAATTGCGGACTCAATGAGAGATTATGTTGGTAAATATTATTCAGTAGAGTACATTAGAAAGAATGTGTTGAAACAATCTCAAAGAGATATTGAAGAGATTGACGCACAGATTAAACAAGAAGTTGAAGATGGCATTATTGCTGGACCGGAAGAAGATACCGGTTCTTTGACTTAATTAGGAGAAAACAATGAGTGAACATGTTAAAAAATTTGTAGATGATTTGGCAGCTGGTCAAAATGCGGATGCAGGCGAAGCGTTTAAAGATGCGTTAAGAGATAAAGTAGCAACATCTTTAGACCAAGCAAGAGTAGATATTGCAAAGAATATATTTAATGGAACTGAAGCAGAACATATCAGCGACCCTAAACCAGAATACGCAGGTCCAAATGATAGAACAGACGCTATCTTTGATGACCAAGGACAACAAATTGAGTTTGAGCCAAATAACAATCCACAGCCAGAAGCTGAGGCACCGGCAAATGAAACTCAGTAACTTAATGTCAGCACCAATTGACACTAAGACTTTTAATGAATTGCCACCTTTACATAAAGAGGTGGTCACTGACTTCTTTAAAGTATTAGATAAAGAAGAAGGTAATGTAATAGATAAACTTGAAACGGCAGTTGATAAGACTGCTAGTTTTCATAATGTTAATACAGATGTGTTGTACAACTATATTGATAAAGAAGTTGACGCACAATTAGGAGTATAAACAAATGGCATGGGTAACTGTTCCAGGTTCAAACGGAGTTTGGGAGTATGATAACGCTGCTACTATCAGCGACACATATCCGGATTCAGCTGATGGTGCAAACTCAACTATCTCTGGTGGTATAAGAACATTTACAAAACCAGATGTTGGTGGTACAGTGCAAGTTTATATTAAAACTAGAAAAGTAGGTGAAACTACTTTGCGTGGTGAGTTATCAAAAACTTTTTATGACAGCACTTCAGGACATATAGGATAATAAAATGGCAGATACAGTAAGTACACAGACAATTGTAGATACAACTGGTGTTAAGTATGTAACTAAATTAACTAATTTTTCAGACGGCACAGGCGAGAGTTTAGTTACCAAAGTTGATGCATCAGCTACAACATTTATGACCGAAGACGGTACTAAGAAGATTAGTAAAGTATGGTATTCTGTCAATACAACTAACAACAAATCAGCGGTTGAGTTATTGTGGGGTGGAACTACTAACGCAACTGCTCTAATATTATCTGGTAATGGTTATTGGGACTTTAGAGATGCAGGTAATGAACTGCCAAATAATGCGACCAGCCCTACCGGAGATGTACTACTTTCAACCAGAAACTTTGCAAATGGTGACAACTACACAATTATTGTAGAGTTTAGGTAAAAAGTTGTATAAATATTAGATACAAAGCAAAGAGAGAGTAATATGAAGTTAATTTCGGAAGAAGTATTAGACGCACAATATATCGTTGAAGAAAACGAAGGTAAGAAAGAATACAAAATTAGAGGTATTTTTCTACAGTCTGATATTAAAAACAGAAATGGTCGTATCTACGAAAACGCTGTACTATCAAAAGAGGTAGACAGATACAATAGAGAATTTATCCAAAAAGGCAGAGCATTTGGTGAGTTAGGTCATCCTGACGGACCGACTGTCAACTTGGAAAGAGTTTCGCACATGATTAAAGCACTTACTCCAGAGGGTAAGAACTTTATCGGTGAAGCGAAAATCATGGACACTCCATACGGTAAGATTGTAAAAAACCTTATTGATGAGGGGGCAACACTTGGTGTTTCTTCTCGTGGTATGGGTTCCTTGGTGCAAAAAGGTGGTGCTAACTATGTTGGAAAAGACTTCTACTTAGCTACTGCTGCCGACATTGTTGCAGACCCTAGCGCTCCAGACGCTTTCGTTGAAGGTATTATGGAAAGCAAAGAATGGGTATGGAATAATGGTATATTAGTTGAAAAGGATATTGAAGCTTGGAAGAAAGAAATCCAGAGTGCTAAAGCACGAGCTTTAGATGAAGCAAAGGTAAAAGTGTTCTCGGACTTTCTTAGAAAACTTTAAAGTTATAAATATCAATAAGAAAGAAAAATTAATTAATTTTTTTAAAATATAAAAAGGGAGATTTCTCAATGGCCGATACAGAAGCTAAAAATTTAGAGGCGTTAGAAGCACAAGCGGTGGCGGAAGCAGCTGCTGATGCTCCTAAAAAGAATGCTGTAGCGGCTGAGCCAACTCACCTGTCAAATGAGGCAGAAGATTTAGGTCCAGCTGTGGTAAAACCAACAGACAGCAATCCTGACGCAACTAAAAAAACTAGTAAAGTTTCTGACAAAATTAGCGCTACTGCTGACAAGGGTGGAACTCCAGACACAGCTGGCAAACCGGACACGGACGCTGGCGTGACTAAGATTTCACATCCAGGTCAAAGTGCTAAAGTCGAAGAAACTGAAAAGTCAGATGAAGAAGTTGTTAACGAAGGCGAAATGCCAGACGGTCTAAAAAAATACTTAGACAAAAAGGCAGACAAGAAAGACGACAAAGAGGAAGGTTACGGAATGAAAACCGCTTCAAAACATATGAAGAAGGAAGAAATTGATGTAACTGAACATGTTGACGCTCTTGTTGCCGGCGAAGCAGATTTATCTGAAGAGTTTAAACAAAAAGCTGCGACAGTATTCGAAGCTGCTATTAAATCAAAAGTAGCAGAAATTGAAGAATACTTGGAAGCTGATTACAATAAGAAATTCGAAGAAGAAACTTCTAAGAATAAAGCTGAGTTAGTTGAAAAAGTGGATTCATACTTGAACTATGTAGTTGAAGAATGGATGAAAGAAAACGAACTTGCTTTAGAAAGAGGTATCAAAGGCGAAATCGCTGAGGACTTTATCTCAGGTCTTAAAAAGTTGTTTGAAGACCATTACATTGATGTTCCAGATGAGAAGTACAATGTATTGGAAGACCAAGCATCTAAGATTGAAGACTTAGAGAAAAAACTCAACGAAACAATCGAAAAGAATGTTGACCTTAAAAAACAAAATTCTGTTTTCGAAGCAAAGCAAATCATTGCTGAACAAGCATACGATTTAGCAGACACTTCAAAAGAGAAGTTTTTTAAGTTGACTGAAGAGATTGAATACTCAGACGCTGAAGATTTCAAAAACAAAGTAGCTACTATTAAGGAAAGTTATTTTGGTAAGAAATCAGAAACATCTGAGCAGCTAGATGATGTGGCGGCAGGTTCGTCAACAGATAATGTTGACTTATCAAATGCAATGGCTGCTTATACTGCTGCTATTAGTAAAACTAAAGACATGAAATTGTCTATTAAGTAATAATATAGGGAGAAAAATACATGTATCTTTCAGAAACACATGAAAAGAAATGGCAGCCTGTCTTAGAACATCCTGATTTACCAGAAATCAAGGATTCTTACAGACGAGCCGTTACATCTGTTATCTTGGAAAACCAAGAGAGAGCTCTAGCTGAAGACAGAGCTTATATGACAGAAGCTGCTCCTACGAACTCGACTGGTTCATCTGTAGCGAATTGGGATCCAATCCTAATTTCGTTAGTAAGAAGAGCTATGCCGAATTTGATTGCGTATGATATTGCTGGCGTTCAGCCTATGACTGGACCAACTGGCCTTATCTTTGCAATGAGAAGCAGATATACTAACCAAACAGGCGCTGAAGC